GACGCGTATTCTCAAATCGGGGGCGGGGAGGTTCCCGCCCCCGTCGAGGTCCCTGTCGTGTGGCAGACGGACCAGATGCCTGTTTTTACAGGTACAGGGATCGAGCGATTCCGGCAGGAGGTTCAGATCGCCACAGACCTGATGAGCGATTTGAATCATGCACAGCTTCAGATCAACGCGCAGGCCATGGCAGCCGAGATTTTGCCTCCCAACGCTGCCGCAGATTTGAACCGGATACAAAACCGGATGCAGGCCATTCAGGCCCGGATTTCTCAGATTGCCAACAACCCCATCAACATGGGTTCGGAGCAGGCAAACAATGAATTGGAACAGCTGCGGATGCAGTTAGGCCAGGCCCTGACAGCGCAGGAGGCGCTGAACCGCGCGGTTACAGATATGGATGTGGGAGCGGCCAACGATGCGTATAACCGTCTGTCCCAGATTGTGGGGGGAACCGAACGGTATATCCGGGATAACGTGGACGAACAGGGCCGTTTCAATAACGCGATCCATCAGGGGGTAAGCGCCGCGGACAGCCTGTCCAACGCCATCCGGAATGCGGTGGCCGGGTTTGTCGGGTTGGCTGGGATGAGAAAGGCATTCGGGGTCATACAGGAAAGCACCGGCCTGTTCGACACACAGTTAAATGCTGAAATCCAGCTCTCCACTGTATTGGGGAATATGCTGGAGGAGGATGTGGACGGGGCATTTGATACCATTACGGCCAAGGCGAGTGAAATTCAGGGCATTGGCATCTACGGGGACGAAGCGATGATTGCCGGAGCTGCAGAGTTGGCAACCTATTTTTCCGATCCGGATGCGCTGCTGTCCATGATGGACACCCTCGCGGATTATTCCATGGGGATGTCCGGGGGCGGGGCGCTGGACAGCAAGGCCATCACCGACTATGCGACGGGGATCGGGAAGATTATGTCCGGCAGCTATGACGCCATGACCAAAAAGGGCTTCGAGTTCACAGACGCCCAGAAAGCGGTGATCGAAGGGACGGCCACACAGGCGCAGATTATAGAAGCGGTTGGTGAAGAATATCTGGACGCTTCCGCGGATATGCAGGCTGCCGCGGCAATCAACGCTGTGGTCTCCGAATCGTGGGACGGCCTGTACGAGGCCATGTCCAACACCCCGCAGGGAAAGATTATCCAGCTTTCCAACGCTTACGGAGACCTGAAAGAACAGGTAGGCGCGGGGGTCTATCCCTATATCCTCAAAATTGTGGATGCAATCAACGAAAACTGGGGGACAATCGAAGTTGTGATTGCCAAGGTAACCACGGGGTTACAGCTGCTGATCGGGATTCTTGGAATGGTTGCGGAGGGGGCTGTCAATGTTTCCTCCGCGATGATCGACAACTGGTCGTGGATCGGCCCAATCGTTTATGGCGTGACGGCGTCAATGACAGCCTATGTTACTGTATTGGCTGCGTATAACACTGTTCAGTCGATTACCAACGGCATCAAGGCGGCAGCAGAGATTCGGGAGACCGCACATGCCGCAGCTTTGGCAATGAGTACGGGACAGACGGTCCTTGCAACAGCGGCGCAATACGGCCTGAACGCGGCGCTGCTGGCCTGTCCGATCACATGGATCATCCTGTCGGTCATTGCCGTGATCGCGCTGATCTATGCGGCTGTGGCGGCGGTGAACCATTTTGCGGGAACCAGCGCCAGTGCCACCGGAATCATAGCAGGCGCATTTGCAGTGGCAGGCGCACACATTTTGAACACCTTTACCATCCCGCTCTGGAACGGGTTCGCTTCCCTCGCGAATTTCTTCGGCAATGTGTTTCATGGCAAAACAAGCGCTGTGACCGTCCTGTTTTATGACATGGCGTTAACTGTGATCGGTTACATCAAAAATATGGCCGCGGCCATCGAAGCGGTGATTAACAAAATCCCCGGCGTGACGGTGGACATCACAAGCGGCTTGGACAGCTTTTACAGCGGGCTGGAACAGGCGCAGCAGAAGGTGAAGGATGAATCCGGCTGGGTGGAATACGTCCAGAAGATGGATTATATCGACTATACCGATGCCGCGGCTGCTGGTTACAGGTTCGGCGAGGGAGTGGAAGAGACCATCTCCAATTTTTCGATCAATGACCTGTTCGGCGTGGAACCGCTGGATATGTCCGACTATCTCTCCCGATCCGGACTGGCCGGGAACGTTGCCGACATTGCGAACCATACCGGCAGTATGGCGGACGGTCTGACCGATACCGGCGAAGAGCTGAAATATTTACGCGACATCGCGGAACAGGAGACAATCAACCGTTACACAACCGCCGCAATTACCATCAAGCAGACCAACCATAACAACGTCAGCAGCGGGATGGACCTGGATGGGCTTGTAACCGGCTTGACGGACGGTGTGAGTGAAGCGGTGGACAAGATCACAGAAGGGACGCATATCTGATGAGCCAATACCATTTCTATCTGAAAAAATGTCTGCTGCCTGTCGCTCCCTCGCAGTTGAAGCTGACCATCAACAATAACAACAGCACCTATATCCTGATTGATGAAGGGCAGATCAATGTGTTGAAAAAGGCCAAGCTGACGGACATTGAATTTGAATGCATGATCCCGCAGGTCCGGTATCCGTTCGCGGTCTATTCCGGTGGATTCCAAAAGGCGTCCTATTTTTTAAACTACTTTGAAAAGCTAAAAACCAGCCGGAAACCATTTCAGTTTATTGTTTCCCGGACACTGCCGAGCGGCAAGGTTCTGTTCAGCACCAACATCAAGGTTTCGATGGAAAGCTATTCGATCACAGACGAAAGCAAAAACGGGTTTGACCTGATGGTAAAGATCAAACTGAAACAGTATCGGAGCTATTCCACGAAACTCTGTAAGATCAAGGTGCAGCAGAATACCGCAACAGCGACTAAACAGGTGGAACGCGCCCCGTCCAGCACAGACAATGCGCCCGGACTGCCCATGTCCTACAAAGCTCAAAGCGGGGATTGCCTTTGGAATCTGGCAAAGAAATATTACGGGGACGGCTCGAAATACACCCTGATCGCAAAGGCAAATAACATGAGCGACCCCAACGTTCTCTATGTCGGGGATGCGTTGACCATCCCCAAAGAATCCTAGGAGGGGGAGTATGGCGCAGCTTCTGATTACAAATGAAAAAGGTGTTTCCTTTTTCCCGTTGGTGGAAGAGGGGGTGGAATGGACCACCGACCGCAGGGGTTCCCCGGGTACCTTGAAGTTCACTGTGCTCAAAGACAAAGCTTTGGGAAATATCGGCGAGTTTGGCGAAGGCTCGGCTGTGAATCTGCTGGTAAATGGAAAAACCGTCTTTTATGGCTTCGTCTTTACCAAACAGCGGGATAAGACGAACGGCGGCGGGGTGATCCGCTGCACCGCCTATGACCAGATCCGCTACCTGAAAAACAAGGATACCTATGTTTATGAAAACAAGACCGCGGATGTGTTTATCAAGATGGTTGCTGCCGATTATGGGCTGAATCTGGGGGAGATCGAAAGCACCTCTTATGTCATTCCGTCCAGGACCGAGGAAAATGCAACCCTGCTCGACATGATCGAAAACGCCCTTGATCTGGAACTGACCAACCAGAAGGAGATGTTCGTCCTGTATGACGATGCGGGGAAGCTCACCTTGAAAAATATTTCCAATATGCGGCTGAACCTGTTGATTGATCCGCAGACCGGGGAGAACTATGACTACACATCCAGCATTGACGAACAGACCTACAACCAGATCAAGCTGGCCTATGACAATCAAAACACCGGAAAGCGGGACATCTTTATTGCCAAAGACAGCGCCCACATCAACGAATGGGGCGTTTTGCAGTATTTCGGCACGCTGAAGGAGGGGGAAAACGGCGCGGTAAAGGCGGACGCGCTGCTGTCCCTCTACAACAGCAAGACCCGACGGCTCAAGATCACCAGGGCGTTCGGGGATGTGCGGGTCAGGGCTGGGTCAATGGTGGCGGTGTCCCTGGATTTGGGGGACATCGTTGTAAATTCCTATATGCTGGTGGAGAAAGCAGTCCATGTTTTCGGCGAGCATGAGCATTTCATGACTTTGAATCTGCGCGGAGGTGAATTTGTTGGCTGATTGCACAGAGCTCGTCAAGATGCTCAAGCAGACCGCCCTTGATGCGGTCGACGCGAAAAAGCCGGCTGCGGTCTACTATGGGACGGTTTTGAGCGCGGCCCCTTTGAAAATTGACGTCGAGCAGAAGATGACCCTGTCGCAGGCACAGCTTGTCCTGACAAGGGCGGTCGTGGATCATTACGTCGATATTGAGGTCAAACATGAGACCGAGGACGAGGAAGGCGGCACAGGCGCGGAAGCCTATGAAAAGCACAAACATGAGTACAAGGGGCGAAAGAAAATCATGATTTACAACGGCCTGAAGCCCGGGGAACGGGTGATTATCATCCGCTTTCAGGAAGGGCAGAAATTCCTGGTGGTTGACCGGGTATGCGACCACACGGTGGAGGGGCAGTGGCTATGATTCCGTCAAATACAAACCTGCTGAACCTGACCTTTGATTTTGCCGAGCAGCCCACCAAAACCTATCAGATGGACCTGAAAACCGGGAAAAACATCCGGGGCTATACGGATGAGCTGGAAGCGATGAAGCAGGCGATCTTCAAGATATTGAACACCGAACGGTATCAGTATCTGATCTATTCCTGGAATTACGGGATCGAGCTGGCGGACCTGTTTGGGGAGCCGATTTCCTATGTCTGCCCTGAACTGGAACGCCGGATTGTGGAAGCGCTGACCTGGGATCAGAGAATCCTGGATGTAACGGATTTTACTTTTGACAGCCCGAAAAGAGGCGTGCTGCATACCACCTTTACGGCGCATACCATCTTTGGGGATGTGCAGGCAGAAAAGACGGTGAATATTTGATGTACGAGAATGTAACCTATGAGCTCCTTTTGGAGCGGATGCTGGGCCGGGTGTCCGATAAATTTGATAAACGGGAAGGATCGGTGATCTGGGATTCCCATTCGCCAACAGCGATCGAGTTTCAGATTCTGTATCTGGAGCTGGACACCATCATCCGGAATTCTTACGGAGATACGGCGGCACGGGAATTCCTGATCCGGCGCTGCAAGGAGCGCGGCATTACGCCATATCCGGCATCCCACGCTGTTTTGAAAGGGATTTTTTCTCCGGCGGACATTGATGTGACCGGAAAAAAATTCAGCCTGGATGTCCTGAACTATGTCGTTCTGGAACGTATTTCAGGGGATGCCTATCAGGTGCGGTGCGAAACTCCCGGCATCATTGGACATCAGCATCTGGGAAAACTGATCCCGATCGAATACATAAACGGCCTTACGAATGCCGAGCTGGTGGAAGTGTTGATCCCTGGGGAGGATGAGGAGGAGACCGAAGTGCTGCGCCAGCGGTATTTCGATTCCTTCAAGGAGGAGGCGTTCGGCGGGAACGTGCGGGATTACCTGGAAAAGGTGCACGCGATCCCCGGTGTTGGAAGCGTGAAGGTCACAAGGGTCTGGAACTGTGACATCCGGCCTGCTGAAATGATCCCCACGCCGCGGGTGAATGCGTGGTATCGGGAGATCATCGGGACATTGGAGGTCGGGGAAATCCGGTCGTGGCTCGACGCGGTATACGCAGCGGCAAGCCAAAAGAAGCTGACCACGGGCGGTACCGTGCTCCTGACCATCCTCGGCGCGGATCACAACCCGGCGTCGGATGTCCTCATAGAGACTGTACAGAACACCATCGACCCGCCTGAAGATGCGGGAGAGGGGTATGGGCTGGCCCCGATCGGGCATGTCGTCACGGTGAAAAGTGCGGACGCGGCAGCGGTGTACCTCACCACCCGGCTTTTGTTTGAGGAGGGATACAGTTGGGACAATCTCCAGGCGGAGATTGAAGGTGTAATTTCAAATTACCTGTTGGAGCTGCGCAGAGGGTGGGAGGACGCCAGCTGTTTGATTGTGCGTCTCAGCCAGATCGAAGCGCGGCTCCTTTCGATCAAAGGGGTGATTGATATTCAGGATACGGCGCTGAACGGAAGCGCGGAAAGTCTGGTCCTTGGCAGTTACGAGGGGGCGGTGTGTGGATGTGGGGCGGAA